TCACAAACATTTCACATTTATGTGAGAACATTTCTAAACGAAAAGAAGTTTTACCCATCGGCTCGATTATGTTGGAACAACTTTAAAAAGAAGTACGAAATAGTTTACTACTTCACTATGCCTTCAACATTTGAAAAGGCTGGATATACTATTTTAGATAGTATTAAACCTAACTATTTTATTTTACAAAATCAATTAAAAGCATATTAAAATGGCAAAATTAGGTTATACGTGGTATCCAAAAGATTGGGGAAACTCTGAAAGTGTATTTGAATTAAATTTAAGTGAGCGTGGTTTGTATCGTGAATTGATTGATTTGGCAATGCTAAATGATAACAATACTGAAATCAAATTAGATACATGGATTCGTAAATTTGGTGTATCAATTGAGGAAATCAATGTTATATTAGATAATTTAGCAAGGTTAAAACTAATAGAAATACGTGAAGATATTTTATTTATACCAAGCTGTGAACCACGTTTAAATTTAGTACGTGGAGGTAGTAATGGAGGTAAGAAAAGTAAGCCTACCCAGAAGCCTATACAGAAGCCTTTTGGAAGCCTAGAAGAAAAAAACGATAAGCCTACCCCGAAGCAAATAGAAATAGAAAGTAAAAAGAAAGTAAAAAGAAAAGAAATAGAAATACCCTCATGCGAATCTTTTGTTTCTTTTGCTGTTGAGAATAAACCTAAAGTTGATGTTTCAAAAGTTGCTTTAAAATATTCATCTTGGATTACCAATGATTGGAAAGATGGAAATGATAATAAAATAGTTAACTGGAAATCTAAACTTTTAAATACTTTACCTTACATTGATGAGGTTAATCAAAAAAAATACAATCCAAGTGACCCTAACCAAATGCACTATTAAATTATGACCTACTCAGATTTCGGGATAACAATCCCAAATGGAAAATATACGGGACAGGTTTACACTACCTGCCCGAAGTGTTCTGCTTCTCGCAAAAAGAAACATGATAAATGTTTGGGTATTAATTTAGACCAACAAATTTGGCATTGCAGTCATCCTACTTGCAATTGGAAAGGTCGTTTACCTAAAGAAATATTTATCGAAGAAAAGGTTTACGTTAAGCCAGTTTGGAAAAACAAAACAGAATTAAGTCAAAAGGCGGTTAAGTGGTTTGAAGGTAGGGGCGTTAATCAACAAACTTTAATCGACTTTAGAATTTCAGAAGGTTTGGAGTGGATGCCACAAACAGCAAAAGAAGAAAACACAATCCAATTTAATTACTTTGATGAAGAAAATGAACTTGTAAACGTAAAGTACAGAGATGGAAACAAGCACTTTAAACTCTATAAGGATGCTAAACTAATCTTTTACAACCTAAACGGGTTTAGTTTTGATAGTGATGCGTTTTTATGTGAAGGGGAAATAGATTGTTTATCTATTTATCAAAGTGGCTTTAAAAACGTTTTAAGCGTTCCAAATGGGGCTAACATAAAAACAAACAATTTAGAGTACTTTGATAGGGTTGCTCACAAGTTTACAAACACCCCATTAATTTACTTATGTTTTGACAATGATAATGCTGGGCGTAGGTTGTTAGATGAATTTGCAGAACGTTTAGGGAAAGAACGTTGTAAGATAGTTACTTTTAAAGACTGCAAAGATGCGAATGAATGTTTACAAAAGTACGGGATACAAGGTATAATCGAATCTATTTCAGAAGCTAAAGAGTTTCCATTGGAAGGTGTTTTCACTATTGAAGATATGACCGACGAAATAGCGGATATGTATGAAAATGGATTGGAGAAAGGTTTTAACATTGGACACACTCGATTTGATAAGTGCTTAACTTTTGTTAAAGGTTATATTACAACAGTTACGGGAATACCTGGACATGGTAAAAGTGAGTTTGTCGATGAAATAGTATTACGTTTAAACATTAATCATGGGTGGCGGTGTGCTTTCTATTCACCCGAAAACAAACCTACTAAACTACATTTCAGTAAGTTAGCCCGTAAAATAATTGGTAAAAGTTGGGATGTTGGTTACTATGACCGAATGACTTTTTTAGAAGTTCAAATGGTACAAAAAGCACTTAACAATAATATTTGGTTTGTTAAGCCCGAAAATGATTTTAGTTTAGAATCTATATTAGAACACGTTAAACAATTAAAGTTAAAGCATGGTATTGATTGCTTTGTTATTGATGCTTGGAATAAGTTAGAGCATAAGTATGGGGCAAGTGAAACTAAATACATTGGAGAGAGTTTAGATATGTTAGCTAACTTCTGCGAACTTTATAATGTTCATTGCTTCTTAGTTGCTCATCCTCGTAAGATAGGTAAAGACAAATCAAGTGGCAAATACGAAGTACCAACTCTTTACGATATTGCAGGTTCTGCTAACTTCTTTAATAAGTCAGATAATGGGCTTTGTGTTTATAGAGATGAAAATAACAAAACATTTGTTTATGTTCAAAAGGTAAAGTTTAGCCATTGGGGAATGATAGGCTTTTCAGATTTTACTTACCATGCTCAAAGTGGTAGGTATATTGAAGAAGGTAGCTTTTATCATGCTGGTAGTTGGGTATCTTTAGCAAGTGAGCTACAAGCATTGGAACAAAATAATAATTTTTTAACCAACACTGAAGATGACCCGTTTTAAAATAAATTATGAATTAAAAAATAATTTGTATATTTGCTTTATGAACGAATACGAAATTAGAGCCTTTTGGATTAAATGACAATCGATAAAAATAAGTGCTATTTGTGTAACGTATATTACTCATGGTTACTTAGTGAGTGTGTTTATATTGGATTGAATTAAGATGAAAGAAGAAACAAAAAAATTATTAGCTTTTTATTTAACTTGTTTAGCTGTTGCTATTGTTGTATTACTATGTTCTTCATGTCATAAAAAACAAGTATTACCTGAGTATAAAATACATTATACAGCTTTTGCTAAAGTAGTGCCTTATTCGTTAACTTATACGAATATAGATATGAATCCAATTACAGAAGAAATAAACTCAAACAATTGGAGTAAAGATATAATTGTTAATTACGAAAATTACGTGAACATATCAATAAAAAATAAAGCATTAACTCCAAATGACAGTGTAAGTATTACTATTAGTTGCAATGGGCAAACAGACTATTGTAACGCTAAGTTAAATAACGCATGGTCAAATTGTAATGCTGGTTTTAAAGTTAAGTAAATGGGTAGGCATTCTACATATACAAAGGAAATTGGAGATAAAATATGCGAAATAATATCTACATCTTCGCGCGGATTAAGGTCAATTTGTAAAGAGTTGAATCTCAATACTAAGACTGTACTTAATTGGTTAAATGAAGAAAATAATAAGGATTTTTTACTACATTACGCGCGCGCGAAACAAGCCCAAGCTGATTTCTTAGTTGAAGAAATATTGGAGATTTCAGATGATTCAAGCAATGATACCGAATATACTGAATTTGGAGAAAAAGAGAATAAAGAATGGGTTAATCGTTCTAAATTACGTGTTGATTCACGTAAATGGATTGCCTCAAAGTTAGCACCTAAGAAATACGGGGATAAATTGGAATTGTCGGGGGATTCTGAAAATCCAGTTAGTAGAATCTCTTTAACTGATGAGCAAGTAAAAGATATTGCAACCAAATTAAAAGATGCTTTCTGATGATGAATTAGCAGTAGCTAAAGTAATGTGTATGCAAGATACTTTGTTCTTTGCAAGGTACTTCTTTAAACACATGAATAATAAAAAGTTTGTTATTGGTGAACATCATAAGTTAATATCTCAGGCATTAGATAGAGTTTATAAAGGTGAGTGCAAACGTTTAATTATAAACATTGCGCCACGTTATGGTAAAACTGAATTGGCTGTAAAATTTGCTATCGCTAAAGGCTTATCACTTAATCCTAAATCACGTTATATTCATTTAAGCTACTCGCAAACGTTAGCACTCGATAACTCTGAATACGTTAGGGACTTAGTCAAGTCAGATGCTTATAAACAAATGTTTCCTAATGTAAAGGTAAAGCAAGGTACTGATGCTAAAGAAAAATGGTACACAACCGAGGGCGGAGGTATTTATGCAACAGCCTCAGGCGGTCAAGTAACTGGTTTCGGAGCTGGTATTGTAGATGAGGTTGGAAAAGATATTGATAGTGATTGGGTCAATTCAATAGAATCATTTGGTGGTGCAATTATAATTGATGACCCTTTAAAACCTGAAGATGCGCAATATGATAACAAGCGAGAGAAAGTTAATGAGCGTTTCGATACAACAATAGTAAATCGTGTAAATAGTCGAAATACTCCTATAATAATAATCATGCAGCGTGTACATGAAAACGATTTATGTGGTCATGTTATGAAGAATTATAAGGATTGGGAAGTACTTTCTTTGCCTGTAATTAAACAAGATGGTACTGCTTTATGGGAGTTTAAACATACGATTGAAGAACTAAACGATTTACGATTGGCTAATGAGTTTGTGTTCGATACTCAAATGATGCAAAACCCACGCCCAAAAGAAGGGTTATTGTTTCCAAAAGATGAATTAAGGTACTTTAATCCTAATGAAAAACATACATTTGAAAGTTCAATTGCTTATAGTGATATTGCTGATGCTGGTAATGACCATACATCAATGCCAGTAGGTAGAAATAAGGGCAAAGATATTTACATAACATCGTGGTTATTCTCTCAAGATATTTCTGATATTACTATTCCACTATCTATACAAGCCTGTAAAGAGCAAAGCGTTAATTATTGGCGTGTTGAATCTAATAGCATGGGTGCAATGTATGTAAGAGATGCAGCAAGAGCAATAGAGGAATCGGGATTAAGCACCGAAATTTATCCAGCGTTTTCATCAACAAATAAACATACCCGTATATTAATGGATGCTGGATTTGTAAAGAAACATTTTGTATTTATTCACCCTGACCACCAAAGCAAAGAATATAAAAAGGCATTTGATGAGATGTGCCAATACACAAAAAATGGAACATCAAAGAAAGATGATTCACCTGATAGTATAAGCGGATTAGCTATGTGGGCAAGGGCTTGTTTGCCTCACTTATACTCCTAAATGATTTGTTACTATTTGTGAGGCTTGTTGTTGAGATATTAAACCACCTGTTACAGCTTCGTTAAGCGATTTAACCATGCCATCAAAACCTTCGTATTTATTGTTTAGTATAGATAAATGAGAGTAATCAAGTATTAAACGTTTAGTATTATCTAATCCTAATTCCTTACCAAATTTTTGTGTCCATTGGTCGGCAAATGGTTGTATATTATCTTGATAAGCTTGGATCATGGCGTTCTTTACATTCTCATACGTTTGATTTTTTGAACTGAATAAGTTAGCGTTAAGATTAAAGTGGTCGCAAATAGTTAGTTTATTTTGGTCTATTTGTTCACTCAACATTAACTCACGTGTTGGATAACCAAATGGCGTATATGTTACCTGTGCAGAAGTAAATAACATCCTTGCTTTATCGTTATCAACTCCAATTCCGTACGAATTTAATCTACTTTCTTCCAATCGTTGTATCTCTTTAGCATCCTTTGGAACAGCTCCCATTGAATCCTTTGGACTTGCTGTGCTAATCATACCAATCGCCCCACGTTCGCCCGAAATGATATTAAGGTAATCATACGCTAATTTTGTATTTGTTAGTGGGAAACGTAAAGATTTTAATGGGCTTGTCCCAACTAATGGATTATCTAAATCAGCGTTCTTAGTCCAAATAACCTCATTAGTATCAAAGTATCTTTCTTTGCCTTGCCCAGTGTATTTATATTTCTCAATTATACCATCTAAAGAAGTTTGCTCGAATACTTTGCCAGTAAACATAGGCTCAATATAACGAGGTGAAACATTACGAACAGAATAAGGATATTTTTTTAAGCTAACTTTATTTTTGTATTGAAATGAATTACCATAAACGTGATATTGAATCCAGTATGTTTTTAGGAACTCGTTTTGAGATTCTAAAACATTTGGGTTTTCAAGTAGCTTCATTAACTCAACATCTTCAATCTGTGTGCCAGATTTAATATCAATTACCTTAAATACACCATTACTAAACATAGAAGCGCCCTTATTTATAACTTGGTTTAGTTCAGATATTTCATTGTATAATCTGTATGGAATATCAGTATCAAGGTAAACAGCTCCACGTGTTCCAATCATTTCTGATTTGTTGTTAAAGAATAATCGTTCTGAGTGTTTGCGGCTAAAGAAATCGCCTAATCGGTGAAAGAAGTTGTTTTCATTCATGTTGATAAGTGTTAGGTATCTATCCTAAAATACTTGTTAATAACTTTTTATTATACATTTGTAAACGTTTGTTGTCGGATACAAATATAATAATTATATTTGCAATTGTTAATACTATTTTATTAACATACAAGTTTTTTGGATAAATACCAAACACTTTTAACAATGGCAAAAAAATTAACAGCTTCTGAAATAAAGAAGTTAAAAGCGGATAAGGGAGTTTTAGTATCAACTAATACAGTTGTTACAAAATGAAATATCCACAATTCAATACTAAAGCCGAACTCTTTAAATACTTAAAGGAAAATAAGTCTTTACTTATAACAGAGAAAAAATCTTCATTAAAAAAAGCAGATTCAATTTCTTATTGTGTTCCTGTTTTTAATGCAAAAGGTGATGTTATAAAGTCAGCACCAAACGTATTAGATGGTCAAGTTGACTTAGAAGAAATAAAGGTAAGTGTTGTAATTAATACTACTAATATTCTTGATTCGCACGGGGATGTTCATATGAAAGGTATTTGGACAAAATCTTTAAAAGAACAAAAGAATCTTTATTTACTTCAAGAGCATAACATGGATTTTGAACATGTAATTACTGATTCTTTAACTGCTTCCGCAAAATCTTATACATGGTCTGAACTTGGTTTTCCTGAGTTTAAAGGTAATACAGAGGCACTAATATTTGATGCAAATGTTTTGTCCGATAGGAATGAATTTATGTTTGAGCAATACATAAAAGGTTATGTTAAGAATCATTCAGTAGGTATGATGTATGTTAACTTATTCCTTTGTATTAACTCTGATGAAAAGTATTATCGTGAAGAAAAAGATAACTGGAATAAATACATTAATGAAGTAGTAAATAAACAGGATGCTATCGACTTAGGGTATTTTTGGGCAGTTACAGAGGCAAAAGTTATAGAAGGTTCTGCAGTATTAAGAGGCTCAAACTATGCTACACCAACATTATCAGTTACTACAACACAAAATATTGAAGCCGATACTATCACTTCAAGCAAAGACGAGCCGCTAATAAGCACTCAAACAAAAGAAGGATTAGATTACAATTTTTTATTAAACAACTTAAAAAAAACTTAAAACAATAGTTATGAAAAACTTATTTTACAGAAAATTAAACGGAATGGCTGGACTTAAAGAAAAGCGCACATTCAAATTAAAATCAATTGCTGGTATTGCATTAATGCTTATTGCATTTTTCACTATTTCAGCATTTACAAACGATGCAAGTACAGGTACTATGATTGCTCCACTCTTTGGATTAGCAGCTATTAAACGTGATCCAAATCAAAGCGGTAGTACATTAACAGTTGAGCAAGAAAAACAAAATCTTTTAACTGAGATTAAAGGATTGATTTCTAATAAAGCAGACGTTAATACTATCAAAGATTTAGAAAACGTACTTAATCTTTACAAAGATCGTACAGAAAATGCAGCTACTAAAGAAGAAGTAGAAACAATTAAGAACGCTTTAATCAACATTGAAACTATTGTAAAAGCTATAAAAGAAGATGGAAATAAAGTAGTTAAAGGTAACGATTTACGTGAAGCTTTAGAAGCTAATAAAGAGGCTTTAAGAGCATTAAAAGCAGGTGGTAAGCGTGAAGATATGAAAGGCTTTACATTAACAGTTAACAAGGCTGTTGGTACAATGTTAGAGTCTGCTAATATCTCAGGTGGAAACGTTCCAGTAGAACAACGTATTGCTGGTTTAAACACTATTGCATCTCGTAGAATCCGTTTAATGGATTTATTTACTAAAGGTACTGCAACATCTAATTTAATTAGCTGGGTGTATCAATCAGGTAAAGAAGGTGCAGCTGGTGGAACTGCTGAAGGTGCTACTAAAAACCAAATTGATTTTGATTTAGTAGTTGCTTCACAAGTAGTTTGCAAACGTACTGCTTACATTAAAATATCTGATGAGATGATTGATGATATTGATTTTATCAATTCAGAAATCAACAATGAGTTGATGAGAGAATTAATTAAAGATATTGAGTTAACAGCTTACTCAGGAAACGGAACTGCACCAGCATTAAATGGGGTTCGTACTGTTGCTACTGCTTTTGCTGCTGGTTCATTTGCTTTAGCTATTGATAATGCAAATCAAGTTGATGTGCTATCAGTTGCTAAAAACCAAATATTAATCGCTGACCAACCAGCTCCGAATGCTATCTTAATGCACCCTACTGATGTAACTAAATTATTAGTTGCTAAAGTTAGTTCAACTGATAAACGTTATATCGAGAGATTGCAGTTAATTGGTGGTTCATTGTCAATGGATGGTATTCCAATTATACCTACAACATTAGTAACTGTTGATACTTACTTAATCGGTTCGTTTGACCTTGCTACCTTGTATGAAAAAGGACAATTATCTATTGAGGTTGGTTTAGATGGAAATGATTTTACAAAGAACTTGCGTACAATTCGTGCTGAGTGGAGAGGTGCTTTAGTTGTTAAGAACAACGATAGAACTGCGTTTGTAAAAGGTACATTCTCAACTGATATGGCTGCTTTAGAAACAGCTTAATTTAACGGGGGTGTAATAGCCCCCTTTTAATAACAATTTAAAACATAAAACAATGGCAAAGCAAGAATCAAAAGTAGAAATTAAAGAAGTAGTAAAACCAACTGCAGTAGTAAAAGTATTAATGAATGGTACTGAATACGAAGTGAGTGGAGATGTTGCAAATGCTTTAATAGCTGCAAAAAGAGCTGAATTAATTAAGTAAATGGGAATACTAATAAATACAACGGATTTTGTAGGCAAATATAATATTGCTTTTAATACAGCTGGTGAGGCTGAATTAGAGGCTTTTATTACTCAATATGAAACTCCATTATTATACGATTTATTAGGCAAAACATTATCTGATTTATTTATTGCAAGTGTTGTAAATAATTTACCAGTTGGATCAGCTTATTTAGCTATTTACAACGTTATCGAATTGGACTTGACATGTATAGTTGAGAGAAATGAAGGTATGAAAAACATGCTTTTAGGTTTCTTATTTTTTGAATGGATGCGTACTAATCCAATCAAATCAACAGTTAACGGACAGGTTATAATGACAAACGAAAATAGCAATCCAGTTATTGATAATTGGGGTATTACAAGAATTTACAACAATAGCATAAATGACTATCAAATTATTCAGTACTACATAAACCAAAATTTAACAGATTATCCAAATTACAAGGGGCAGTATAAAGGTTATGCTTCTCCTATTTAAAAATAATTTAATAAAAAAACAATATGTCTTGTACGTGCGAGAATTCAAAACAAAACTTAGGCGTAGTTAACTGCCAAGAGTTAATGAAGTATGCGGAGCATATCTTCTTAATTCCTTTATCAGATGATGCTGGTGTTGCTAACAAAATAACGGCTAACACAGTATTAAACAATGCTGCTATCATAGCTAAATTAAATGATACCGATGCTTCACAACGTTGGTATTTACTAAAGAACGTAAAAAATGCAGTTATCGCAGAGCGTGGTGATGATGTAATGCAATCTTTTGATGATGGTTCTTCTGTATTTATCGAGGAAGGTGTAGCAAAAACATCATTCATAGCTGCAGGTCAATCGCCTGTATTTACAGGTAAATTAAAATCATTCCGTTGTGAGAAAATGGGATTCATGTTTGTTGATAAAGATGGCAAATTATGGGGTTACGCTTCTGATACAACGGGCGATATGTACCCGATTGCAATAATGGATAATTCATTATCTGTTAAACCATCTTATCCAACACCAACAAGTCAATACAATATCAATGTAAGCTTTGAATGGTCAAAAGATGCAACAGATGAAGGATTAGCTTCTTATTCAAATACTGTATCATGGGTTTCAACAACTATCCGCTCTTTATTGGATATTTTAGCTGGTGATGTAACTGGCGAAACTACAACAGGATTCACAATTGCTTTGAAAAAAGTTTTTGGTGATTTAAACTCTAAACTACCTGTTAAGGGATTAGTTGCTGGTGATTTTACACTTTACAACGTAACAGATTCGGCTTCTGTAACTATTTCAACTTGCACCGAAAGTCCATCAGGAACTTATACGTTTACATTTGCCGCTCAAACTGCATCGGATGTAATTCGTTTATCAGGTTCTAAAAGTGGATTTGACTTCACAGCACTTGAATCAGCTACAATTATACTTTAATTAATAGCCCCTTTAATCGGGGGCTTTATACTTTTTGTTATGAGTAAATTGTTTTTTGAAATAGGTAATTTTTCATGCTACTTACCCGAAATGATAAACGTTGATAAAGAAACATTTTGTAGTACTTACAAAAGAAATGTGAATCGTGATATATCAACAGTTTGGGACATTATGCAAGAACGCATAAAAGAATTAGGGCTAAAAGAATCAATAAATGGTACAAGTTCCGAAGGTAATAAAGCAGCTGGAAACAAACATGAAAAGCATAACGCAAAAAAAGCTAATGCTGTTTCTGTTTCAAAACGCAGAGTTCCGAAAACTGATAATTGATTTAAACACTATAGACCAGCTTTATAATCAAGGCGTTGATAGTAGGGGCGTTTCATTAGGAGATTATACAGCGTACACAAAGAGCTTGAAGCAACAAAAAGGTGAGAGATATGACCACATTACGCTAAAAGACACGGGTGAATTTTACAAATCTTTTAGGATAATATTCACGGGCGATGCCTTACAAATAGTAGCTAACCCAATAAAAGACGATACAAACCTATTTAAAGAGTTTGGAATTGATATAGTAGGATTAACAGAAGATAGTATGAGTGTAGTAATTACAAAGGCACTACAACTGATTAAACCATACATTAAACAACAGTTATTAAAGTGAAAGCATTAAATAAAATATATAACTGGATAAAAAACTTGGTTAATAAAAAACAAGTTGAGCCAATTAATGTACCTGTTGAAGAAAAAAAAGAAGAACCAAAGAAAGTTGTTAAACTAAAACAACTTAATCATTATACATCTATCGATAATCTGCCCCAATACAATTGGCGAATGATTAGCGAGAAAAACGATATTACTTTCATGTTAATTGACCGTAAAAAAATGGGAAATAAGCATGAATTAAAAGCGGCATTCGATAAGATAAAAGATGAATACATTGATACTTTTGGTATTAATGATAATTATAAAAGAATTTTAGAGTTAAAAAAAGAGATTGTTTGTCTTCAGATAGATGTTGCAATGGGCGATTTATTTATGGAAAACTTTTTGGACATTGCTAAAATGGAACTCGAAAGATTATTAAAAGCAACAGATAGCAATAAACCAAGCGAAACAACTGTAAGGTTATCCAAACACATGGGGTTTCAAGTTAATGAGCGTACTATAACAGTTCGTGAATACGCTGAAATGGTTAATGTAATGCAAAATGATTTAATACGCAAGGCGGCATGAGCGATAAAATAACCACAAATGACGTATTTGAGAGTGATTTTTTAGACAAAAGTTACCAAGCTGTTGAGAAAATAACTCAAGGGTTTAAGGATATGGCTGACCAAATCGGCAAAGTTACAATAGAACAAAAGGAATTTTTACAAGGCTTTAAGGTAACAAGTGCAGCGGATATTAAAAAGCTAAATGATGAATTAGCTATTGCGCAAAAAACAATTACAGAATTAAACAACGCTAACAAAGCAGCTACTCAAGGTGAAATTGAATTAGCAAAGATTAGACAGGCACAAGCTAAAGCATTACAAGAAGAAGAAAAAGCGGCTCAGCAAAAATTAAAGACTGAAAAGTTAGCTAATAGTGAAAAACAAAAAACACTCACTTTATATCAGCAAGAAAGCAAGACATTAAATGATTTAAGGAATCGTTATAAGGATTTAGCCTTAGCAGGTCGTGAAAATGGAATAGTTGCAAAAGGTTTATTGCAAGACATTACAAAACTTGATGCTAAACTAAAGAATGTTGATGCTTCTGTTGGTCAATTTCAACGTAATGTAGGTAATTACACAAGTGCTTTAGATGGTTTTAAAGGAAGTGTTACAAATATATTAGGAGCCGCTGGTATTGGTTTAGGATTAAGCGAGGGGATTTCATTCCTTAAAGAATCATTTGCAGAGTTTCAAAAATCTGAAAAGGCTGCTAAAGAATTGGATTTTGCATTGCGTAATGTTGGCGGCGAGGGTACATTAGCACTTGAAAAATTATCGAACCAAGCTCAGGAATTAGAGCAAAATTTAGGATTGTTTGAGGCGGAAGATATTTCAAACCTTCAAAAACAATTAGTAAACCTTGGTGCAAGTAGTACACAAGTTGAAAAATTAACGCCTAAAATACTTGATTTAGCAAAAGCTACTGGTATGGATTTATCATCTGCTACTGATGTTGCTATCAAGGCAATTAACGGGCAAACAAAAGGATTAAAAGAGGTTGGTTTAGAGTTCCAAGATACAGGTGATAGAACACAAAATTATAATATTTTACTTGAGAAATTAGATAAATTTCAAGGGGCAGCGGCGGCGAGTGCTGATACTTTAGAAGGTAAACAGCAACGTTTAACAATCGCATGGGGAAATATTAAAGAGGCAGTAGGTGAGTTCTTAACTAATTTCGGTACTGAGTTGCTTAGCTTTTACGATGAATTAACAGGGAAAACTTCTATTCTCGAATACACCATGACAAAAATACAGCCAGTATTCGAGGCTAATGCAAAGAATATAATAAAGTCGGGTAACGCTCAAAAAGCATTGAATGATTTACAAGAAAGGGCTTTAGCTATTTCAAAAGATACAACATTAACGGAAACCGAAAAGTACGAAAAATTATTGCCATTAGAACGCCAACAAAAAGCAATTACAAAGGCTTTAGATGAGCAAACATTAGCACTCAAGCGTAATCAAAAAGAGTTTAAGAATAATAAAATTGGTGGAGGCGTTAAAGTTGATGATAGAGGTAAAAGCGATGGAACTTATGAGGAAGCTGTTTTAAAGGCTCAAGAAGATTTATTAAAAGAGGAAGAAAATTTAAGATACCAATACGAAAAGGATAAAAAAGAACGGGACCAAAAACAAAGGGATGAAGATTTTGAAGCTGCCCAAAAGGAAGCTGATAGATTGTTGGCTTTAGATGATGAAACACGTAAAAAGGAACAAGATGCAGCTAAAAAAGCAGCCGATGACAAAAAGAAACAACGTGAGGAAGATTTAAAAAACCTTTTCGACTTATCAAATAAAGCCTTAGATATTGCCGAAAAAGAAATTAAGGAAAAGGATAAGTTAAGACAGGATGCTTTAGATAAAGAAATCGAGCAACGCCAATCTAATATTGAAGAACAAAAACGTAGAGCTGAGCAAGGATTAGAAAACACTTTAGCGTTTGAAGAAAAAGCATTAAAGGATGCAGAAGCACGAAAAGAAGCAGAGGCACAAAAAGCTATTAAACGTGAAAAGGAAATAACTTTCTTTAAGTTATTATCAGCTAATGCCGAAAAAGACCCTAACAGCGCATTACAAAAAACTATTACTGAAATGTTATTAGGTAATGCTATTGCTGGTGCTTTCTTTGAAGGTACTGAGAAAGTTGAGGATGATTTAAAAGGCAATAAGGTACATAACGGTAGAGATGGTTACGTGGTAGCTGTTGATGGTTCAGAACGTGTTTTAACTGGTGAACAAAACAAGTTAATCGGTAAAATGAGTAATGAAGAACTTGCTCAATTAGCTTACGATTACAACAATAAGTTATTACCAAACTATATGATTTCAAACGCTGTTAATCCAAGCTTTTCAGATAATATTTATAGTTCGTTACAACTTAAACAAATGGTTGAATTTACTAATGAAGTAAAGGAACTAAAAGAGATTATTAAAAACAGACCTGTATCAAGTAGTTCATTCGATGGGCTTGGAAATTACATTGAACAACTTACAAAAAACGGATATACAACAACAACAAAAAAGCCTTTAACACGTGGCTATTAAAATAAATTACATATTAAATGGAACTCAAATAAATCCGCCAATGAATTGGCAGGATACTGCATTTGAGGTAAATTTTGATAGAGATGGCAACGCAAAGACAAAGATTACATCAAATAATTTCGACTTTGTACGTGAAAATGCTGATACTATTATTTCGAGGGTATATGATGGGGCAACAGGTGGTTATGGTATACTTGAGGCTATTCCATTAGAGGTACAATTAGAGCGTAATGGAGTGATTGAGAAACCATTTAGCGGATACGTTGACCTTACAAAAGATTCAATATTTAGTCGTGAGATGTGCAAAGTTAATGCAACTGAGCGTAAAAGTATTGAATGGTTAGAAGAAAAAGCAGACGGATTTACGTTTGAATATTTACGCTCAATAAATGTAATTACAAATGACGATTATAAGTTCATTCCTTATGTTATTAATTCAATCCCCGATTATAAAGAGAGCGCAACAGCTATATTAACTGGGTTTATTGTAGTTCAACAAATTATAGATTGTATTGAAAAGGTAAAGGATTTACTTGCTGAGATTGCTAATCCATTAACTGCAGTAAGTGGAATAGTTAAAGCCTCTTTACTTGCTATTTATTTGGTTACGCTTATAGCATCTTTAATAAAACTAATTAAGGATATTATACAACTACTTATACAACCCGTGAAGTACCATGCTTGTATGAGTGTTAAAACATTGGTTGAAAAAGGATGCCAACATTTAGGGCTTACATTAAGTAGTTCAATTTTATCAAGTGGTATTTATTCAAAGGCTTATATCATGCCTGAGAAATTTAAAAACCCAGTTAATTTTGATGATAACAGGATTTTAGGATTTACCACAGCACAAAAAACACAGCAAGAGGGTTATTATAAAGGTACGTTTGGAAATTTATTAAGGGGATTAAAAGAGCAATTTAACGCAAAGATTTACATTAAAAACAATGTACTTTATTTTGATCGTTTAGATGCTAATTTAACACCACCTCAATATGTACTGCCTGATATTTATCAGCCCGAATATAAAACAAATGCCGATGAATTTAAGGCAAATTATTACATAGTTTACCAAACTGATACAATCGACAAAAACACTTTACAAGAATATGAAGGGACTGCACATCAAGTAATATTTAATCCAAACATTTCTCAGAATAGTGATTTAGTTATGATGAAAGGATTAGAGGAAGTTCGTATTCCATTTGCACTTGCTAAACGTAAAACAGATTTAACTATACCTGAGAAAATAGTTAAGGCTTTTTTGGATGTATTGAGTGCAATAGTTAATGCTTTGATTGCGGCTTTAAATGCTTTAATAATTGGTATAAACGCTGTTATTAGTGGTATAAATAGCGTAATAAATGCGCTTGATTTTATTGGAATAAACATAAACTTAAATGTTCAACCTATTGCAACAATAAGCCCCGTTAATTTGGGTAACTTAATCGAGAATAGAATAAACATGATGAAGTTGGAAACCGATTTTACAAGTGTTCCAAAGATATTTTTAATGGATTTGGGAGCGCAAAATAAATTCAACAAGCTAACAACTGGCAATGAAACATATTTTAGTGCGAAGTATTTGTATGATAATTACCATTACATAAATAACTTTTTACCTACTGCAGATAAACCAAATGGGAACCAGTACATAATTAAAGAATTTGTAAATGTTCCTTTTGGATTTCAGCATTACCAACAAGTAAAGGAAAACAATCAAATAATTGTAGGTGATAAAACGGGATTAATCGAAAGTTTTAAATGGAATCCTTATGACCAGGTGGCAAATATAAGAGTTCGTATATCAACACTATTAACAAATAATATTAACGCAACTTATTTAACTCCAAGTGGAAAATAACTTAAACGAAATAACAGGAAAATTAACCGAGTTTTTAGATGGGTTCACTAAAGAACTTCCTAAACTGACAGATGAATTAACTGCAATGGTTAAAAATAACCCACAATTAGCTGAGGAATACGCTAAAGTATTAGGGGACAAAGATTTTAAAAAGAAGTTTGCTGATTTAGAAAAAGATATTAAAAACATTAACCACATATTTAGAAAGTAATGGCGATAGATGTTACAAAATTAGAGATTCAAGATGAATTTGGTAACGCTGTTACTGATTTCTCTTTGCTTAATGTTACCGATAAAGTTAAACTAACTTATGAGATAACAGTAAATGAATATGCTATTAGCGATGTGGATAATGCCTTTATTTTAAATTATACTCCAAGTATGGTCGGTGCGAATTGGCTTTATGACCCACGTGGACAATTTAAGAACTTTAAAATAGGTGATACAATTGAGCGTAAAGATTACACATCAAATACTTTAATAGATACTACCACAATAGTTGATAAGTTAGATGATTTTCACATTCAATTAGCTACAAACTTAGGATTGGGGCTTAATGTTGTTGCAAACACTTCAATTTTGAATGTTAAAACGCCGATAACAGCAATAAAATACTTTTGGAACTTTCTCGAAAATAGTTCATCAAACGATTATTTCAGCAAAGTAGATAATTCACTTCAATTACTTGCTAATAATTCAGTAAGTACAAATATAATAACAACTGGAGCGTTAACGATTGGAGTAAGATATAGAATTAATGATTATAATGCTGGGGATAACTTCACTAATGTAGGAGGTACAAACGTTACGGGTAATGTATTTACTGCCACAGGAACTACCCCGACAACTTATAGCAATGGGTCTACACTATCAATTGTTAGTGATTTAGAATTTCAAGGAGTAAAACCTTACCAAATTGGAAGTGGTATTGTTTGCGGAAACGGAATAGATACAAATGTTATTTACGGGCAAAAATTTGTTATTGTTCACGATACATATTTAACTCCTTTCATTTTAGCTACTCAAGTAACAGACTTACAAAACGGAATTAATCCAAGTTACTTTTTAAATGGTCAAGCACTTAAAAACATTGCCAAATTCGAGGCGATGTATAATTTTAACGACCCAAACAGGATACTAACTTATGAGAGTTCATTAGATACTAACCTAAATTTACAAGGAAATACAGGCGGTTATGGTGAAAACTTTAATACAGGAATAACAAATTACTTTATCGATTCGGTAACATTTGTAAATGGGGCTAATCAAGTAGATGCTTTACAACTAACAACAGACCCTATTGATTTTGAAATAGTAGTTAAAAATACTATTGATACACCATTTAGTAATAGTAATAGTAAATTCACTTTAGGTTTTGTAAAAGTTCCTTTTGATGTTACAGACTACCAAGGGAATGCCCGTACAATGGCTGAAAACTTTTGCTTTGATAGGGTACATTCTACATTGGGCGCAAGTGCTAAAAATGGGGATACATACGGGACAGACTACCAAGTATTCAAAGATATTATAGGAACATTTACAAGCTCAGGTGAAATAAGTATTTCGGGAACTGTTTTATTTGATGCCAATGTACTAAGCGTAATTCAAGAAAGCGACGAATGGAGGTATTTAATATTCGTTTCTGTTCAAGATCATACAAAAACATCATTAGCGAGTAATTGCGATAGGGTTACGTTAATAGCTGACCTTAATACATTTTATGTTGATGAAACGGATAACGGACTTTGCATAATTACAAACACTTTTATCGAACACCCTTATACTGATTTCGATACTGAAAACTCACCTAAATTAGATGCAAGGGTTGAAGATGAAGTAGCCGCTCCAAGTTATTTTTACATAGATAAAAATGGGCGTGAAACTGATAATATAGTAATAACATCAATTACTATGAAGGTTAAAGCCTCAAATAATGTTGATGAGTTTACATTAGATACTTACACATTAAGCACAAGCGGACTACCTGTAATCAATGGCAATCAGTATATCGATACTAATATACCGAGGGTATTCCATATCCAAGAAGATATAAGGAAACAAATAAAAATTAAACGTAGAGTTGATTTAGACAATGCTGGGCGTTATTACTATCAAGTAATATTTCCTTTTGTTGTTCGATGGGAGTATTGGTTAGCATTACAAAATGTTAACGGGGATTTCTTTGATACTAATGAAGGGCAAAACGGATTCAATAATGAGTGGGTACGTTATGCAAATGGTACTACTGGCGATTGGCGAACATATTACGAATTAGAAGTTAACGTAACAAAGAACGGAACGCCTTTAAGATATAGTGCAAGTAATGTATTTAGCATTGAAGATTACAACCCTTTAGCTGGGGATTACATTAAAACATTTGATTCTACTTTCTCGACTGAATTATACAATGCTGTAAGTGATAGATATTACATCCAAAACGGATTAGATACTGGATTAGAGGCTGTATTTACAATGGATAGTGGGTATCAATTAAGCGGTTGTTTTGTGTGTTTCCATATCCAAACAAAAGAAGGTAATGGGGTAGCTGAATTCAGAAGATACAGCTCTATTAATCCACAGGCGAGTGATACATATTTCAAGTCGATTGGAGGAAATGATTTAATTGCTTTAGCTAAACCAACGGGAACAACATTAAGAGCGAGATGTTTAATTGATAAAAATTTAATACCAACAAATACGCCTATTTATAGTATTTCAGCTCGTTTATATTACGTTGACCCTCCATTGACTGAGTATTTTGTTTATGAAGATTCAACTCCAATTTATACTGAGGACTTAGAGGTATTAGTTAAAGAATAAATAATTATTAACCGACAACAAACGTTTACAAACTTTTAATTATATTTGCATTATGAGTACAAAGGTAACAGATTTAACAGCCAAAAGTCAAGGCTTTATCGCATCAGATAAGTTCTTAGTATCAAAACATGTTACTCAAACGAGTGGCGTTTTGGTTGTTGGTGAAGAATACACAATATTGGATTTCAATGCTGGTGATAATTTCAGCAACGTTGCAACTGTTGTAAGTGGGACTATTAATACAACTGGATGTGTATTTATAGCAACAGGAACAACCCCAACAACGTACTCAAATGGTTCTACATTGGCAAGATATGTAAGCCAAAATTATGCAATTGCTGATTTAGGATTAGCACCTAAAGTCTACAAAGCTTTATTAACTCAAACGGGAACATCAGCACCAGTAGCAACAGTATTAGTAAATACTTTAGGAGATACGCCTATATACTCTTATGTAGGTGATGGTTCATTTGAAATAAATACAACAGATGCAATATTTGAACAATTAAAAACAGCATTGTATCCAATAACTTCTATCGATGTTGAATTTAGTCATTCTTTCATATGGAGTTCAACAACACAATTATATATAAATACAGCATTATCAGGTGTAAAATCAAATGATTTATTGTATTATACATTAATCCAAATAGAAGTCTACCCATAATGTCAAACACACCACGCATACAGACAAAAGATTTTTACATGTTGACAACTCCAACGTTGCCTACTGTATTAACGCCTGATTTACCAGCGTATAATCATTTTGGATGTGGTTGTGATTTCACGTTGAAAGTATTAGCCGATGATAGTGGACTTACTTTAAGAAATGATGTAAGCGGTTTTTTATGGTGGTTTAACGATACCATAAACGATGCTGAATTAACACTACAAAAATGGGTAAGCGGAGCATGGTCAAACGTTTATACCATGACAGGTAATACACTTGGTACTAATTATCCGTTTGAGTTCTTTACAAATGATGCTGGTGAAATATTTATAGGCTATCAACTTGAATGGGCTTTAGTATTAGATGTTCATGGTGAAGGTAATTATCGTGTTAAATGTGATACTACGGACTATTTAAGCCAAAATAATACGCTTTATTCTTATGAATATTGCCTAAAAACTTATACAGATTATAGGGCAAATGGTACTGTTAGGATTGAATTTTACAATAACAATACGTTAGGTATTTCAGATAATGACAAAGCGGTAAAAGACTTTGGAAATTTGAATTGGTATAACTCATTTCGTTTACCTGGGTGGTTTGGTTACCCTAAATCAACATACGAAAAAACAAACATACAATACAACACAGGGCAAATACTCGATGTTGTTAGTGAGCAAACACCAGAATATGAACTACAATTAAAGTTAGTTCCTTTCTTTGTTCATGAAGCTTTGCGTATAGATATGATGCAAGGTGATAGCGTACTTATAACAGACTATAATAATAGAAACGTTATTAATTACGTTTCAAAACAAGTGAAAGCAAGTAGTTCATACGAACCACAATATCATAAAGGTATCAATAAACTATCTTCTGTTAACGTTAAATTTATTCAAGAATTCAACAACCTTAAAAAATTACATTATTAATGGCAAAGGTTGAAACACATAAACTACTTGATTTAATAATTGATAATATAGATTGTAATATTTATGTTGATTCTATTGCACAAGTAGGAGCAACTGAGTATTATTTAATCAATACACACAATACTAAATGGATTGGCATTAATAAGTACTATGACATTGGAGGGTATCAGTATAAAGTAACTGATATTATTCCAAATTCATCATTTACTGTTATTGTTGAGGGAACTAATCCAGCCCCAAGTGCAGAAACTATTGAAATTCCTGCGCCTTATTTTCAACATGGAACGTTTAACATGACCGCAAACGAGCGCGTTAAGCTAACCAATACAGATAGGAACAATGATTTAATTTATTTTAATGAGCCTTCAACGGATGTTTATAATGATGATGAATTGGGGGCTATTGATCGTGAATCGAATTGTCAATTATTCTTTTTAAAAGATGCTAATTTTAATAAATGGAGTAACGAACAACATTATAACTATGCTGTTGCTGCAACTGGAAATTTAGTAAACGCTTTTATTACTGCTGCTAAACATACCTCATTTGTTGGTGAAATAAATAAAACTCATACGGGTGAAAACCATGTTAAATGGGGTACTATTTCAACACAAGGTCATATTAAAACAATATTTAATGAGCAGCATAGCGGTAAAATGGTAAACATTACAATCCCATTTTTAAAGCAAAGTTGTGATTTTGACCCGTATAATGGTGGTTCAAATGGTAGTGGAACAATAAATATTTATTTGGATGGTACTTTACAAAGTACTACAACATCGAGTGATTTAGACAACGAAACAGTAAATATAACATGGATATAAATTTAACATCACAAATATTTGTTTACACAAATTTAGCTTCATTTCCTGCAACGGGTGCAGCAAAGACTTTCTATGTGGCAGATGATACTGAAAAGCTTTATAGATGGACTGGTATTGCTTACGTTGAGGTTTCATCAGGTAGTGTAGGAACAACATGGGGAGCAATTACAGGTACTTTATCAAACCAAACAGATTTAGAAACAGCTTTAAATACTAAAGAACCAACTATAACAGCTGGTACAACTTCACAATATTACAGAGGCGATAAGTCATTTCAAACATTAGATAAAAATGCTATTGGACTTAGTAATGTTGATAATACAAGCGATGCAAATAAACCAGTATCAACAGCACAACAAATAGCATTAAACGCAAAGCAAGATAGTTTAGGTTATACAGCAGAGAACACAGCTAATAAAACTGACTTAATGAGTGGTAACACCACATCATCAACTAAATATTTAAGTGCAAAAGGTGTTTATGATTGGGTAATTAGTTTAGGATATATTACATCATCAGCTTTAACTGGTTATTTGACTTCTGCTACTGCTGCAGCAACATACCAAGTAATACTAACAGCATCAAATTTCGGTACGTTCTTAACGGGGCTTACAGGGAAAACAACACCAGTAGATGCCGATGAGATAGTAATAAGTGATAGTGCTGCAAGTAATGTAGCTAAGAAAGTAACATTAACTAACTTTTTAGCTTACTTAAAAGCATATTTTGACCCGCTTTATACTAATATTATTTACTCGTCTGCTGTTGATTCTACTCCAACAAGTGGCACATCAAATACATTATGTACTGGTGTTTTAATTAGTGCAAACACATATAGTAACGGTAAAAGATTACGCGCTTTAGTACGTGTAAGAAAAAATAATACTGTTGGCACAGTAACTTTACGTGTATATGTAAATAGCACTAATGATTTATCTGGAGCCAC